TTAATTGCCAAATTGTTGTAGCTTCAGTAGTTGGGTTAGCGCCTGATGAAGTGTTGTTATTGATTGGATAACCCCACATTGCACCTGCGTTACCTGTTTTAGCTCTGAATTGATAAGTTGCGCCGTCTGTAGCAACTGCACGAGAAACACCGCGCATTGGGTTTGCTAAACGAAGTGCAACGAATACAGGATCATAAGCAGTTCTACCGCCCACGCCTGCGCCTGAACCTGTTAATGCTGAAGCTTCTTTGATGTAAGCGTCATATTGACCTGCATCTTCAAACATTTTAATTTCTTTTTCGCTACGGCCACCGGCTTTAACGAATTCAGCAAGTTGAGATTTAACCATACGATTAACTTCTTGGCTGATTGATTTATATGTTTTAATTGTTGAAGGAGCTTGAACTGAAGCAACTTTAGCTTCTAAAGCCGCAACTTTTTCATCAAAAGATGCAACTGTTTCTGCTAATTTAGCTTCAACTTCAGTTTTAACTGCTTCGGATTTTTCTAAAGTAGCCGCTTCGATAGCGTCTAACTTTTCGATAATTTTTTCCATGATTTATCCTTTTAAACGATTGTTAAGTTTTTTAAGAAGTTCTCTTTGCTCAAAAGCTTTGAGTAGAGCTTCTTCTTGATTTACCACCGCATCAGCATCACTCTGAATAGGTGCTTTTTCAACCTCAACTTTAGGCTCATCACGAGTTGCTAAAATTTGTTTGAAAATTGAAGACGCGGTGGTCGCATCTTTTCTTGAAAGTTTTGCATCACGCAATGCCTTCTCGATTAGTTTTAAATCAAGCGTTCCATCTTCGCGGAAGCATGATTCTAATTTCGAAATATTGCATTCAAGGTTATTTGGTTGCATAACAATTGATACTTCTCTTAAACCGCCTTTAGTAATTTGGAAATAGCCTTCTTCATCAGAATCCATATCCATCATATTACCTTCTTTATCTGTCATACAGTATTCATCTGCATAAGCACCAACTGAAACACCGCCAACCATATTTGGCGATTCTTTCATAATTGTATATAAGTCGCGCCCCGCAGTTGTATTGGTAAATAAACGGCCTTTAGCATTTAAACCTGTATCAGTAAATTCAAACTCTTGCCATTCACCGACAGGCATTGACATTTCATTATGTTGAAAATACATAGGAAGTGGTTTGCCTTCTTTAGCAAACTCATCAGCCCATTGTGCAAAGCCTTCAGGTTTATAATTAAATTTACGGCCATCAGCACCTTCTCTAGCGCCCCAAGTCGTTACAGTAGCTTCAATAACACCACTATCTTGCGTAGCTTCATCAGATTTAATACCTAATGCAACTTTAGATTCGAAAAAGAACTTTTCGAAGTTTGATTTGTTAATCATTGATTGGCACTCCCTTATTTTTCATTCCGTTAGTTTCAACAGGTTGAGGTTTTCTCTTTTTAGCCTGTTGGGTTAATTTATCGAGCAACTCTTTTAATGTCATTAGGCTTTTCCTGCCTGACCTGTTTTGCCAACGCTAGAAGTGTTACCACCGCCACCTGTATCTTGAGGTGAAGTGCCAACAATAGGTTTAGCTTGTTTTGATGTATCTTTTAATTCGTCTGCGCCATCTAGGTTTTGTTTGCCAAGATATTCACGCGCTTCATTAGGTGTCATTATACCATTATTCACACCTGCTACGGCGTAATTCATTTGATCAAGTGGCGCACCTTTTAAAAAATCTTGAGTTTGAAATTCAATGCATAAGTTTGGATAACCTGAAAGCAATGAAGTTTTAAATTTTTGTTGAATGTTAGTAATAATTGGAAGCATTGTTGATTTATAGAATTCGTCAAGCATAGTTTGTGTATTATTATACTTGCCTTCCTCAATTCCAATCATTGCAGGTGGAACACCAAACAATCCGCATATACGCTTCATAGTTTGTTGTTTTAAAGCTCTTGCATCAGCATCTTGAAGAGTTAGCATTTCTAATTTTTCATATCTCATGCCATTATCTAACAACATACCTTGACCGGGTTTAGATTGATCAGTTGATGATGATCCTGTTAATGATGACCATGCTTCTTTTAATCTTGCGGCAATTTCTTTAAATTTAGCATCAGGAATAACTTGGTCTGTAACAAACATTCCGCTTGGTTTAGCTCCGTTTAACATGATGAAATTACTATAAAGATCAATATCCTGATCCAAGCTTACAAGTTCTGCGGCTAAAATGCCTTTATTGAAACCTGCCGAACCTTGCCATGCCATTTCAGACGCATGAATCACTTGATAATAATCTAATGGCTCATCTTTATTAAATCCGTATGTAGAAGTGCTTAATCTATATGTTGGATAGCGAGTAGGTGTAATTTGTGCAGTAATTAGAGTTGAATCTAATAAATACATTTCCATTGGCGTTAATGTAGGATTAGTTTGTTCCTTACGCCATAAAGCAGTAAATGTTTCGCCTGATAAGTCATACCACATAGACCATTGATACCAAAATTCGTATGCAGATTGATAATTATTAGGATTAGTTAATAAGTTATATACCGCTTTAGCTTTAGCTTTATCTCTTGCAGATACGCTAGAATCAGTTACGGCATCGACTAATTTACCATTTTCATCGTAAGCCATAATCTTGATAGGTAACTGTGCTAATGCTCTTGCTTTTGCATTAACGCACGCCATAACAGTTGAGTTACGGCTTAACATTGACATATCAACTACTCGGCCTGCCGTATTAACAGAGCTTGTAGTTACATATAATAATTGATTGTTAGCTTGTTGTTTTTGCCCTGAAACATTGCGTAAAATGTTGTTTCCTAACGCAGTTTGGCCAAATAGGGTGTTACTTTCTTGGGCGTTTTTGTTTGACTTTTTTTTGAAAATATCCGTTATAGCCATATTTTTCCTTTAAATGCTTCTAAACCCAAACGAGTTAGATACGAATGGATTGTCTAATGAGCAATGCATAGCAATGATAAGCGCTATTATACCATCAACCTTTGCTGATTTATCAGCTTCGTTCTTTCTTATTTTGATGTTGCCATTTACATCTTCATAAACTTCGCAATTGCCTAATTGCCATCCGAGAAATGGATTTCCACTATGTTTTATTTGATGTTGCATAATTAATTTTTCAGTATGCTTGGATGGGTTATTTAAAACTGCCATGCCTTGTCCAACTTTTTTGACAGGAATACTGTAATCATACAATCTTGCCACTAAAGAAGCGGCATTATAAGCATCATACCCTACTTCCTTCACATTATAAAGTGTTGCTTGTTGTTTTATGTATTCAGAGATTTCTCGATCATCCATAACATTGCCTTCGGTGATCTTTAATATCCCGGATCTAACCGCTTGATCAAATATAGGTCGATAATGAGTTGGAATTAATTCTAATCCCTCTTCAGGTAAAAAAAATTGAAAATGCGCGTAGTAATCCTCTTCAGAATATCTTTTTAATACACATACTGCATTTAAGTCGCGAGTGGCCGCCAAGTCAAAACCAATAAAAACTGCTTCAGGTTCAGGTTTATCTTCGCCAATAGAATCATCCCAATATTGACGATCAATCCATGCCGTATTAGCACTAACATAAATGTTAAGTGTCTTACATAAAAATTCATTAAGTGCCGCAGGTTTTAATTTAGCTTGATCGCATCGTTCTTTAATAGCATCTTGATATACAGAAATGCCATGCATTGGGTTTGCTTTAGCCCAAGTCTTTTCATCTCGCCAATCGTCTGCCGGATCAAGTCCATAAAGAAGGCCAAACCATTTTGGATTATCAGGCGCTTCGCCATGAAGCATAGCTTCAAAAGCAATCATATCTTCATAGAATTTAGTTTCTTTAGTAAATGATGCAGTAGTGATATAAATCCTTAAAGGATTCTTACGAGCCACCATACCTGAATGAATAACTTCAATAGAATTACGATCAACAATCTGTGCGGCTTCATCTATGATCGCGCAAGATGCATTTTTACCATCGCCTGATTTTTTATTGTCGCGTGATAAAGCTTTAAATACAGTTTGAGCATCATTCGTTTTTCCAATCTCATATTTGGAAACACGATAGCAAGCTTTAAGCTCTTCAGGCATAGAATCAACCATAGAACGAGCGGCATCAAAAACAATGGATGCTTGTTCGCGATTAGTAGCCAAAGTAAAAACTTCCGCACCGGCTTCATTAAATAATAATTCGTATAAACCAATAACTGCGGTTAATGTTGATTTACCTGCTTTTCTAGGAATATAAACAATGACATCAGTCGTCATTCTTTTATTGTGATCTTTTTTGTGGCGGAATCCATAGATGCCACATATAAGCATTATTTGGAAAGGTTGGAGTTCAATTTGTTGGCCTGCATCAGGGCCTTTAGTATGTTGTAAAACAGAAACGAAATTTAGAACATGATCAACATATTCAGGAATAAATTCAAACTCCCATTGCTTATCTTCCATAAAGTTTAGGAAGCGCTGACAAGCGAGTTGAATATTTTTGCAAACTTCTATATTGCCTTTGACTACATCATTGGCATATTTGATGCCTATCTTATAATCCATTATCTTTTAACTTGTGGCCCTTGTAGTAATTTTCCGATCATTGAGTTAGTGGTAAGATTAGCGCTTGATTTATTTAATCTGCCTTTAGGTGTTAATCCTAATTCATTCATTAAAGCGATAATAAGTTTGAGAGCTTCTTTGCGGATAGAAACATAAGGCGATGGCCCAATAGTTTTTCCATCATTAAAGCTAGTTACTAAACCCTCAACTGCAATATGTCGATTGCAATCAATATAAGTATCAATTTGATCCGCAAGCATGGCCAAAGAATGTTTGTCCTGATCAGAACCTAGTCCATAAAGATCATAAAGATAGTCGGAAGTTTCGGAAACAAATTTAGGTTTGCTC